CTATATTACTTATTTCTAGGAATTAGTGTTTGAGGTCCTTCTGTGCCGAATAGAGACTTCTTTACAGGAACACAGTTAGGGACTCTCTTGCCGCCCTTGTCCTTCATTCCTACCTGCTTGTAGCCAGACCAGCATGCCTTCTGGATGTTGTCCCAGTTGTCTTCTTCTTCATTGTCTGACTCGTATCCCTTTGAGATCTCTTCATCTGTAATGTCTTCTGCCTTGTACATATTGTCATGGCCTTTGCACATTTCCATCTCGCATCCGCCGTTGTCCTTGCACTCAGTGCATCCGTTACAGTTGCAACCCTTTGTTGTATCCATCTCATCTTCTGGCTTAGGGTCTATTGACTTTGACAGGCTATCTTGTAGCATGTCCTTGATATCTTCTACAATCTTGTTTAGTTCCATAGTCTTAGTATACCACTTTCTTACTCATGATTCTTTTGATCTGATAGCAACAGTCAGGGCATTCCCCTATATGGAGCAATTTGCCTGACTCCAAAGCCACTATTTCATTTAGCTTTCCCACCACATTTTTCTTGCATAAAATACAATAGGCGCTAATCAATTCAATCATAGCTCATATTCAACAAGATCAATTGGCACATGCTGAGCAGTTTGATACTCCTCTTGCTGTGGATCTGTTTCATCATGCCATACTACATGCATAGACATAAACTTTTCTTCTACCATACAGTAGCATATAGGACAACTAGACATTAATCTATTAGTCTTTCTAGTAGATCGGCATTCTCATCAAGTGTTTGATCTAAGGCTCTAAAGAAATCTCTACACCTTGGGCAGGCATAGGCAGAAAAACCATTACGTTCCACTAATTCTAAATCCTGGGTTTTAATCTTGCAGTGCCCGCAAATCATTCTGCCACCTGCCTTGGAAAAGTAAATAAACAATAGTCACATACGTCGTAGTCTGATCCAGTGTATGGGCATGCCCCTAAGTGTTTTAGTTTATGTCCTCTAAATCGACATACAATAGATTTAATTAAGTTTTTCATAAATGAATATCATTTACAGGATCTTTAGACCAGTGAATATATGATCTAATATAAACTATAGCATAAGCAATTGCTGCAAATATAAATCCGTATTGCTCGGTAGTAATGGCGTATACCATCCATAAACACTCATTAAATAGTAATAAGAACCAAGCCCATATCGACTTCCGCCCTACAAAGTATATGCCTGTTACACCTATTGCTGCTAATACATATGACCACATCATTTAGCTTCTGCCTCATCTGCTTCCCTTAGCCATTGATCTTCCCATAGGCCCATCAATGATTCGTTTCCAATATCATCAAAGTAGTAACGCTTGGCGTTACTATTGTATGTCCACCCGTACCATCTATCGCCCTCAGACCATGTTAGATTAGTTGGTTCTTCATCTTTGTATTCTTTAATACGTTTATCTAATTCATCATACATACGGACTTCATCAAAGATGGCATGTCTTAATGAGTCCCATCTAAATATACGGTTAACTAACCAGTCAATCATTTTTCCTTGCTTCCTGTAATAGTTTATTCTTCCACCCTGAAGGTGGTGGCCACTCGACTCCTAAAGATTTAAGCGAATCTTTAGTCCATCCGCCTTTTTCTGTTTTTAAAGATTCAATCTTAGCTAACATCTCGTCATGATTCATATTACATCAACCTTCGCCAATTTCTATAAATACGATATTCATCAAGCCATCTTATGATAGTTAATGTTGTTACTTTGCAGTCATGAGCTATATCTTCTATGCTTCTTTCCTGGGCTACATATTGATCTTGTAGCCAGGATTCGTTCATGTATCTAGGATTACCCATATGTATTAATTATACTATATAAGTTAGGTACTGACAAGGGATTCTTCTACCGCCGAACTTTCGCACTATTTGCTGCTATTATTTACACATTGATCAAGAATACGTGTAATCTTCTTAATTTCTTTTTCATTGCCTACAGTTAATTTGTTCCATGCGTAAAGGTTTACTGATAATAAAGCTATCATAATAGCAATAACAATTCGATTAATCATACATTAATTATACCTTATTTGTATTCTTTGCGAAACCAATAGAGATTTCGATATGCATCAAATAGTTTTGAGGCTATGGTCCTTTGATTCATTAAACTTCTTTTTTTATCAAGAGGTACAATTTCCATTTGATAAGATTCTCTTTTAAATGGTATTACTTGTGCTATTGGAGTTCCAGCTTCAATCAAGCCTTCAAAATTTTTATCCTTTAAGTTAAATGGAAGATTAATTTTTTCATAATAAGTATCTGTATCTACAATACCTGGCAACACAATAATTTGATTATCTCTATGTAAGGGTGGTAAAATCATGCACGAATACCCTGGTTCTGTTTTAATAAGCCAGGGGTTTTCAATTTTTAATTGATGTCCTAAATTATTTTCTGGATGCCCTTGAACTTGAAAAAAATCATGTTGTGTTAAAATTTCATCTTTAGCAACCTGACCTTCAGTTCTCCAATGAAAATATGGTCCAGTGGGTGTTCTTTCACAGTACATGTCTTGGCCAAGAACAATTACATAGCCAGCGGTCATGGCATCAAAAACTGGCATACATCTTTTTATTGTTGTATAACTTTCATGCATGTTTGGTTTTTTTTCATCATTTAAATACGATTTTGCATCTTTGTACCACTCGGGTATAAATTTACTTGCAGGGCCAGGATTATATACTGCATCAGTATTGTCATACCTTGAAAAATATATTTTTTTTGCCATATGTCAATTCTATCTAATTAAATCAATATAGTCAATAGGCTATACTGGTGAATCTATTACTTCATCCATTGCATCATCTATCGTTCTTCCGCCGTGTTCTGTTGAACAACTTCCACAATTCTTACACATATTTATCCTTAAACTAATATGGCCCCATTTCTGAGGCCATATCTATTTAGTTATACCTTCTTGGGTCTACCTTTTTTTGAAGGTGGCTGATTAAGATTTGTTTCTCTACGGATACCGTGTTTGTTGGTATCAACCTTAAGTCCTTGTCTTGGGTAACGCTTAGGGGTTTCCCTGCTTGTTACCGCACCAGATGCAGATCCTGCTGCTGGTGGCGTAACCATTCCAGTGCCATCATCTTTTTTAAAATTACTCATTTATGAATTGTCTTGTCTGCTCTGGTGTTGAAGTCATGTCTAATGTTAGACCTGATTCACCATCTCTTGACGCATCAACAACAGTGACTGGCTCCATATAAGCCATTCCAAAGATGTTACATCCGCACTCTGTACACATTATTATTTACCGTTTGTTCCGACGCCTGAGCTGTCTTGTGTTGACTTATCTGTTGAAGCAAAAGCTCCACCTGGGTTGTCTGAATAGTGTGCATCAATTGTGATTGGTGCTGAAGGCTTTACTGTTGCAAAGCCGTCTAAGTTAATTCCATCTGTCATTTTATTACTCCTATAGGTTGTATTTAGATAGGTCTAGAAATCTATCTATCAGTATATTATAGCATTTAGTTGATTAGGATCGGTATATCTGATGCCAGCAATCGTCACAAATATCTATGATAGCTCCTTCTGGCCTTGAAGTAAGTCTGGTTGCTTTTTTACCGCATCCCGCCATTTCACATAATCCGCTAAACATTATTTGATGTCGTTTTTAGCAGGGCCTTGTTTATAGGGGCCTAGGTCAGCCTTAATTGAGCCATCTTTTCTAATTCTAACTATTCTGCCATCTCTAATAATTGTTTTATTAAAAGGGTGTTTTGTTTTGCCTTTTTTATCAGCCATTACTTTTTTCTATTATCCTTACTATATATCTTATTACTTCAAACGGTCTCCACTCTGGAGGCAGTTCTAAATATCTTATTTCATCAGCTATTTGCTGTCTAATCTTTTCGTCTAAGTAGGTACTCAGGTCACCCATTATATTAAATTTTCTTTAATCTTTTTTAAGATTATGTCTCTTGTTCTAGACTTATTAAATATTGAATATGACTCAGTTAAAGGCAACTTGTACCCAAACATGTGTTTGGCATTAATACATTTTCTTGAATAAGTGTCTAATTCTGGAGTTAATTCAAATCTTTGAAGATTTATTTTCCTATCGGTTAAAAAATTAACATAAAATATTGGTTCATCTTTTTTAATATGAAGCTCGCCTTTATTTGCAGCAAGCTGTATTTCTACATTTAATGTTCTAAACCATTGTCCTATATCAAATTGTCCAGCTGTTAAAAATCCATACTTTAAATATTCAACATTTTGAAGGTAAGGGCTGGTTAGCATAACTTCTACTGGCTCTTCTGCAAACATATGAAGCCTATAAGAAAATTCAATACTTGGGCCAACTGTCATTGTCTGATCTCTTGGCGGATAACATGATATATATGACTCCGTTAATGGAATAATTTCAATTTGATTTACATCTGTAGACTGGGCATTATATGAATAGCTTGAATCTATTGGCCAGTTCCACGCATATATATTCTTTGATAGATTTTTAAATGCTGGACATTTAATAAAAGAGTCTCCCTCTTTTGTTTTGCTCTTAATGTCAAATTGTGTCCAATACTTAAATACATTGACTGGGTCTTCGTACAACATGTTCCAGTTTCCAATTGCGCCGTCGTCTTCTGCTACTGAGTTTGGTGCCCAGTATACATTTATTGGGCCTTGTTCTTTTTTCATTTAATTCTTTCTGTTAGGGTAAAGGCTGGGAATAATATAATTATACATTACCCCCAGCCTTTCGTAAAGCATTTGCTAGAGTTTTACCAATTACTTTAGGTAAGTAACTTTAGCCTTTGGATTCTTTGCGTTCCACTTCTTTGCAAGTGCATTGAAAGCATCCTTAATTGACTTAAGTGCAGCAGCATTATCTGCTGTTAACTTAGCGATAGTTGCATCCTTAGCAAGAACAACTGCATCTGAAGCAGCCTTTGCATCTGCAGCAGCCTTATCTGAGGCAACCTTTGCATCTGCAAGTGCCTTTGCTGAAGCAGCCTTCTCAGCAGCAATTAGAGCAGTGTGCTCTGCTGTTGCCTTAACAAGTGCAGCGTCTGAAGCAGCCTTTGCAGCAAGTGCTGCATCCTTTGCAGCAGTCTGTGCAGCAAGTTCTGAAACTAGATCACGAACTGCAATCTCTGCAAATGGTGCAAGTGCACGAGCAGGAAGTCCAACTACATCTGCTGATGTTGCATCAGATGATGTTGTAGGTGAGAATGTGATTAGTGATCGTGTTCCAGTTGCTGGAAGTGTTGCCTTAAATGTAGCAACTCCAAAATCTGAAAGTGTAGCACCAGTTGTTACTGTTGCTGTATCCATAACTGCTGTTGAAGCAAATACGGTTGCAGTAATTGACTTAGCAGATACCTTGTTGCCAAATGTATCTGTTGCGGTTACTGTAATATCTTGCTTTGTACCAGCGGCACCAGCAGAAGGAGCAGATACTGTAAGAGTATTAATCTTGCCAGCAGTTCCCTGTACGTAGTATGTAAGTGTTGTTCCACCATTGTTAATTACGACTGTACCAATTGCTGTCGTTTTAGTATATACGTAAAACGTTGCGGTTGTTCCTGTACCAGTTGCAATTGTCAAAGATGAGGATCCTGACGTTGCTCCTACTGGTGCAGCTGTTGTGTGTAGTGCAGAAACGATTGTTGCATTTGTTGCTGTTACAAGAACTGATGTTCCTGTGTCAACTGTTGCAATAAACTTTAATGCGTCAGCAGCATCTACTGTGTTGTCTGCAGGGACTGGTAATGATGCAGGCGTTGCGATTGCAGAGTTTGTAGTGTTTGCTACAGTGTCAAGCGATACAGCGACTGTCATTACAGCAGCACTTGCAGGTGTTGCTACGATTGTGCCCAAAGTCATGGCTGCAACCATGGCTAGTGCGATTTTCTTAAATGAGTTCATTTATTTTTATTCTCCTTATTTCTTCTGTGTTCTTTGCGAGCACAGAAATTTAGTGTAGTTCATGTACTTTTACATGAAACGAGCAGGGATCTCCGCCTTCATCCCATTCTTGCATTTCTTCATCTGACATTGGTGGCCCGTCATGTGTATCGCAAAATACATCTGATATCCACCCTCGATCATAACCATTCTTGAGCCATATTTCAAACTCTAAATGATCAGCATCTTCTGAATCAAATTCTATATCCATTCTGCTAACTCCTTTAGCAATAAGTGCTTTGGCTTAGCTCCAATTATTTTTTTAACTGGTTGACCAGACTTAAATAGTACCATAGTCGGTATAGAATGTACAGAGTATTCCTCCATTTTTAGAGGATTCTCATCAACATTTAGCTTACCGACCAGTAGCCCACGCTCATCTGCTATCTCATCAAGTATTGGTGAAAGCTTTTTGCATGGGCCACACCATTCAGCCCAGAAATCTACCAATACTAAATCATTTGTTGAGACTATCTCATTAAATGAATCATCAGTTACGATCAATCTACTTATCCTTTAATGCTTCCGCTGCTGCATTGAATCTATTCATAAACTCCTGAATAACCCAAAATGTAGTCTGTGTAGCATTTTCTCTTAATGCCTTAGACATCTCTTCTGTCTTTTGATCTTCAGTTGCAGCGTTATACCATTTTTGATATAGTTCGTTACCAAGATCAACAATGATGCCTTCTAATACTGTTACTTGCTGTTCAGCCATTTAAAGCTCCCTGTAAATTAATTAGCTTACCGCCTTTAATTTTTGAATTGCTAATAGAAGTAGATGTTCTAGAGATTAGATCATACATCTGACTATATGTTAATCCTGGCTTTGCTGAAGAAATTGCAAGCCATGTCGCTGCTGCTGCTTGAATTGAAGCAGATGTTCCAGCAACTGGAGCCTTAACATTACCTGGACCATATGTAATTGTTGTTCCCAACGCAAAGAAATCAATAAGCTTTGCATCATAATTTGTGTAAACCGCAACAGCCTTAGATGGCATTGATGCACCTATAGCAATTGATTCTGGCAAGCATGCTGGCCAACGAAGCTTTGTGTAATTAAAATCATTACCCGCTGGCAAAAATACTGGAATGTTACTTGCTACTAGTGTTTGAATCTTTGATTGAGTAATTGGTGTCTTTGGACAATAATCTGCTCCAGCAACCCAGTTGCTTGATGCCTGCGCCATTGATACCGCTTTAATATTATATTTATCTTTATTGTCAATTACCCATTGTAGAGCATTGTAAACAGCAGCCTCTGTTGCTACTTGCCTAACTCCGTCTGGATTGTTTCCAATAATTCTGACAAAAACAATCTTCATGTTTGGATTATTAATAAGAGCAAGATATGTCATTTGTGTTCCATGATCAAATCCTCTTTGACTAATAAGATTTGAAGGCATTGATGCGGCACCTGGCCCCTCCATATAGGTCTGTCCATTAGGACAAGGGCCACGCTCTAGCAAACAAACTTCTTGAACAATCTTATCTTTAAATAATGGTAATGATGTGTCAATCGCTGTATCCAGGATTGCTAGTGTGGGTTCAATTGTTGTGTTCTTTAATGCAGCATGAGATGCTGTAGGAACAACGAGTAGTAGGGCAACTAGTGCCGTAGTTATTTTTTTAGTCATAGGTTTATTCTACTAAATAATAGCAGGATGTCAATGCCTATTCGTTGTCTAGTTTGTCTAGTTTAGCCTTATACCATTTTCCAGCGTCAAGCTGAGTTGGTGAAGATAGGCCTTGTGATTCTAATAGATTAGATAGTGTTTGTGTATATAGTTCAACCATCATCTCTAATCTTACAACCTGCATTTCAAGCAGTCTGAGTCTTTCGGATTTTCTCATTCCATTCCTTCTCTATCTACAGGGGTAGGTGCTGTTGCAACACTACCACAGCTAACACATTCCATGTCTAGAAAATATGTAGCAATTTCAAAATTTTCAAAAATAACTTTAAGGTTCCATATTTGTGATCCACATGGGCACAGGTGAGTTGGAGTTCCTCTGATATCCATGGAATTGTCATAGCTCTCTGGACGAAGTTGAAGGATATCATTGGAAGTACTTCCTTCTCGCTCAACATCTTCTTTGTCTACCAAGAATATCTCATAGCTTTTTAAAAACAATTCAACCTTGTACCTAATCCTTGAATACACAAGGTATGAAAGCAACACGGACAAAATTAATATAATCCACTTCATATTACCATTATACCTTAAATCTGGATGTATGTATAGGGTGCTGCTACGCTCATATTAAACTCAGTTGCCGCCTCTAATGCTGCTTTTAATCTAAGCTTTGGGTTTTGTTGCTTTTTTGTTGCGTGTAGTGCTCCAAGAGCTACCTGTCCGCCGCTTCCTTCCGCCATATAGTTAACTATGTTTTCTCCAACATGAAAGTCTTCGTCTACAGTAAAAAGTCTTCCGCATACTCCAACAATAAATATTCCACCAGTGTCTTCTTCTGACGCAGACCCCACGCTTCCGTATCCGTGATCTTTAAATGCTTGCTTAACAGAATCAACAAACTTAGTTCGCATGAACTTGTCTAAGCCTGAATTGGTTTTAGTTGGTGTATATTTTGGAGGGGTCCACATGTACTGAAGGATTTGTCCCATACGAAATGAGTCAGTAAAAGCAATTCCATACTGACCATTCTTAAAAACTTTAGGTTCTTTTCTTGATAAGATCCAGCCCGTTTTATCATCTGAGGCGGCATGGTCAGACCCCATATATACAACACCGTTCTGGGCAATAGCTACTATACATGTCATACTACCAGTATACTAAATATAAATTCGAAAGGCTAGTCCTCGTGATGGACAATATGTGTTAAATTAATAAGGGTTTTTTCTAACTCTGCCTTGACTTCAATTAATTCTTGCAGGGCTTCGTAGTATTTGTTTCTCCACTCATCTAAATCTTTTTCAACCTTATATAATTTAATTTCAAGGTCTTTTAAATCAAGCTTAAGAAGGTCCTGTTCTTTCTCAACTCTACGCTTAATCTCTTTTTTATGGTCTCTGATGTTAGCAACCACGCCTGTCGCTAATCCGCTTAGAAGTGATGCTGCTATAGTTAGTATCAGGGCAGTGGTATCCATATATACCAATTATACCCTAAATAAAGTTTAAACTAATAGTTCTGAAGCCGCAATATCATTGCCATGATATCGCTTTTTAATAATAAATTCTTTAACAGAATCTGATCCCAGTTGTCTGCCAGCAAGAATAATTACCCACCTTGGCTCAAACTTAGAAGAGATACATGTCTCGCACATAAATAGATTAATAGGTATTAATACTGATTTCTTTAGGTTAAGCTTATTCTTTGTTTTATTGCAGCAATAGCACAATATTTTTTCCATTAGTTTTCTTCCTCTGAATGCTCTAGAACGATTTCTTCCATTACTGTAAACTCCTCGTTATCGAACATATCTTCATATTCAATACCATCTTTTTGGTATTTGATTTTTGATGCATATAGGCCAAGCGAATCACATGTTCCCCACAATCTCTCCTCATGGATAAAGACTATGTTAATTACTTCGTAGTATTCTCGCACTTGGTACCCCTTCAAGTTCGCATCTTACTCCGTAAGATTCGATTAGTTTTTTAACTTTTCCAACGTAATCTATTACTTGTTCTTTTTTAATTCCTTCGTACTGAATAAAATTATCTTCGTATAGTCTTACAGCTAAAAACTCTGGGTACTGAACTACATCTAACTGCAGATCAATTACTGGCTTCTTTAATTCTCTTATCTTTGTTGACATTTCTTTTGTATAAAATACTGCTTTATTTGGCTCACCATTCCAAAGATTTATACCGTGTTTGAAGTGGTCCTTATCTTTATTTATGAATTCCATTTTTAGCCCTTATCTTTTTCCAAACATCTTCTGTCTTGTGAATATTTCTAGGCTTATCTACTTCTCCAGTGTTCAAGTATATTCCGCCCCACACACCCTGCTCATTACTATTTACACCAAACTCATAACACATTTTTGAAACTGGACAACTTAAGCAGGCCTGATCAATACTCTTTGCTATATTTACATCAGACTCATACTTATCATAAAATAAATTAGTATCAAGTCCTCTGCATGCTGCAAGGTGGTACCAGTCTAAATCATCTTCGTCTACGCCTAGCTCATTTAAAATATTTGACATAATGCTTAGGCAACTTCCAAATTCCGTTTTCGTTAACAGGTACTCTCTCTGCAATACCCCATGAATCTTTCCTAAACATTCCCTTTACATTTGTAAAGCCGCCTGGATCTTTTTTCCATATAAGCAAATCATAATTTTCCCAGTATGATTCTTGCTTGTTATGCTTTGATCTTTCCATAAAGACTTCTACACCTTTGAGTGTAAGGTTAAGCATTTCTTTCCTATCTAGTAAGTCCGCCTAGATTGATTTGCTGGCCCTCCTGGGATCGAACCAGGGACCTAGAAGTTAACAGCTTCCCGCTCTGCCGCTGAGCTAAGGGCCAAAAGCAGAAACCGCAGCTTCTATGTATTATTATACAGTAAAAACCACGGCTCTGTCAACGATGTTTTATAGGAAAAAGTCCCCATCTGGGATCTTTAAATCCTCTATCTCTTTATCTATTTCTAGTATAACTGGATCTATTAGATATCCGAATATTTGCTGCATTTCAGCAGGTGTAATTTCTTTATCGGCATTACTCATTTCTGAATAATCTTTACTATATTAACACCCTTAATTTCATCATCTATGTTGAATATATCTGATACGTAGTCTTTTGCATCTGTTTCATTAAAGGCTTGTACCTCTAGCTCTACATTTAATTTGACCGTATAGGTGTTCATATCTAATTATATCACTTTGCAGCTTTTTTATCTACTGCGGTAAATGCTGAGTTAATTTCTGATACAGTTAATTTACCGTCATCTAGGAATCCACGAGCAAGCTTTTCAACTACTGTAGCAACTCCTAAAGTTCCAGCCAATATGACTGCCTTGTAGGTTTCAATTCCTACAATTGCTCCTGCTCCAATTACGGATAATCCAGATGCTGCAAATACAGCAATAATTCTAGCTAAAATATTATTGATGTTTGCAATTGCTCCTGAACCTACCTGTGCTGGTTCTTCTATATATGCTTTTGCCATTATTCGTCACCCTTTGAACCCTTAGCACCAAAGTAGCCACCAATGATTCCGATGACACCGCCAAGTGCTGTTTGAACAAGAGTCATAACATCTGAAGAAACCTCTACGGCTTCTCCCGTTGCCTGTGTCTCAAGTGCCGCAACTACATAGTCTCCAACAATCGCAAGTCCAATTGCAGCCATTACTCCTGCTGCAAGTATAAACATAATCTTTTCTTTCATTTATTTATCCTTTCTTAATGGGATTGTAATTAGCCAGACTATTGTTACTGCCATTACAGCAATTCCAACAATATCTCTTGCTGATCCCGTTAAAGTTAACCATGCGATAAAGAAGCCGAGGAGGGTGAATGCCTGTGCAATTAATTCCATTCCTGCATCTTTAAACCATTTAGTTAATCCCTTTAGCATTTTGCCTACCAGGTTTATGGCTTTATTGATTATTTTCATTTGTTCCTCCTTATCATTGCCCCTGCAATTTGTGATGCAATGACCACTGGGACAATTACTTCCTGCGCTTTTTCTCTCTGATCATCCGTCATGTCCATACCTAATTCAGAGAAATTAGATAGGAGTTCTACTGGGTCCACTTCAAATACCGCTCCAAGTGGGTCTGCTAAAAATGCTTCTGTTTGTACTTCTGTTGTTGCATCTGCTAATGTAAATGGCATTGGGGCTTCTCCTGCATCCCCTGCTCTTTCTGCAAACTCAACAAAGGCTGCTGCGATGGCAGGATCTGACTTCATTACCTCTGCCACTTTTGCTACTTCTGCTGAAGAAATACCAAGATTAGAAGCAATCTCCTTTTTTGCTTCTTGTGTCAAAGACTTTAGGGTTTGGCTAACTGCTGCAGTCTGCTCTGTTGAAAGTTTAACTAATTTGTTATCTCTGCTTGTAAGGTTTGCAATAACACCAGATAGATCTTCCACATTTCCTGTACCCTTTTGTGGAATAAGTGCTGCTAATACTTCATTTTTGATTACTGGATCAACATTTTCTGATGGCTTAAAGTCTGGTCTTGGCAATGGCTTAGGTTCTGGTGAAGGCTCTACAGGAGGCTCTGGAGTGGGTTCTGGCTTTGGTTCAGGGCTTGGGGCAGGTGTTGGCTTGGGCTCTTCTGGTTTAGGCTTATCTGTCGGTTCTGGCTTAGGACCTGGAGGTGTTGGTTTTGGATCTGGGTTTTCACTTGGTGGAGTTGGTTTAGGCTCTGGCTTATCTGTTGGCGGAGTTGGCTTTGGTTCTGGCTTATCTGTTGGTGGATCAGATGGCTTAGGCTTTTCTGGTTCAACAGTTGGCTTAGGTTCTGGAGAAGGTTCTGGTTTAGGTTGATTGGCTGCAGCATTGGCTGCTGCTTGAGCCATAGCAGCATTAAGTTCTCTTTGAGACTGCTCATCATAGTAACGCCATGCGTTATCAATTGCACTGTTGACATTATTAATTGCTTGATTGTATGCGCTAATAGCATTGTTTTTATTTTGCAATGCCGTCACAACATTTAAACTTGCATTAGTAGCCTCAGTTGTTTTATTAGTTAAGGTTTGATTGTAACCATTTAATGTTGAAACTGCTTGATTATAAACATTTAATTTATCATTGTATACATTCTGTGCTGAGTTTTTTGCAGAAAGGGCGTTGTTGTAGGCATTGGTTTGTTCTTGTGTTGCTACAGATCCATGGGACAGTGTATTTAAACTACAACTAAAATTTTGTCCCCATACTCTTGGAGTTCCAGCATAGTCACAGCCTACACCAGTCCAACCCATGCTGCCATATGAATCATATGGTATTCCCCATCCAAGATGATAAGATCCTACTCCTCCACCGTTGTACCACCATATTTCTACATCAAAAACTTTATCAGTTGTTACATCATATATTGGAGAATATGCACTCCAAGTTGCTCCTTGCTCTACCCAGTTGTCAATGGCCAATGCTCCGTCAATATACATTCTAAATCCATCATCTGTATACCCTGCAAATTTTGTTGATGTAAACCATGAAGGTACTGTTATTTGTCCAGTAAATTTAACTATAAAGTTTTCATATCTATTACCACACACTGGACGCTGCATAGAGTTTTCACCATATTCCCCAAATATTCCACTACATAAGAATTGGTCTGTGGCTGCAAGGCCATTAACTCTAATTAAACTATAAACATCATATCTTAAACCAGGTCCTGATGAATTGTTATTATTTAATGCTTGTTGAGCAGTTGATAAATTAATATTGGCTACTTCAAGAGCATCATAGGCATTATTTTTATTAGTTAGGGCAGTGGCTACTACTACTGTTTGTCCATCTACGGCTGTTTGGGCTAATGCTTTTTGTTCCCCTGCCGTGACTTTTGAGGCAAGAGAGTTGTCATATAGCGTAGAGGTTTGGGTCTGGGTTTCTTTTGCAGATACTGCAAGGTCATACCTGTCTTCTGCCTCTTCAATTAGGGATATAAATTCATCCTTGTAGCCAAGGTCATCAATACTATTATTTAGCTCTTCAATTTCTTGAGCTGCCAAGCTTAGCGGGTCATCAGAATAGGCGGGGGACATAAAAAGCCATCCAAATGCAAGCATTATGGACGCTGTTATTCTAAATAATCTATTCCTAATCAACTAAAACTCCCAAGTAAACAACATGTTTACTTGTCAATTATAGCAGAACTTAGTTTAAGATTAAGTTAATGAGCTTACTTGTACAATGATTCCATCGACAACTGAAAGCAGTTGTGGTCCCTCTGGACTAATAGTTCCTGTAAACCCATCAGGTCCTAATGCGCCAGTTTTAGTTAAGAACAAACCGTACTCATTATTATTGGTAAGACCCGATGAGATAGCATTGTAAGCAGTTTCAGTATAATTTAAACACCAAACTTCTTTATCTACAGCAACGTTTGGATAAGGAACACCTAGTGTTAGTGTAAAACTTGCATGCTCTCCAAAAGATTTAAATGTCCAAGACTGTGGAACACCTGCTGTTACAGCGTAATTCATGTAAGCATCTACTTGTGGAGTTCTTGCAATTCCAATTGATGCCCCCATTGTAGCGTGATTAAAGTATCCGTAATCAAGATTATAATTGCTTGCTTCTTGAAATGATTTTAATGGCAAGTATGCAGGAAGACCTGCAACTACAAGTCCATTTGTATACTCTGTCCAAGATGGGGTTCCTGGCGGATAGCCTGGGTTTCCTGGATTAGTAGACCTTATAAATAGTTGTCCTGGATTTCCATAAGGACTCCCAACTGGGATACTTACAATTCCGCCGATTGGATATGAAGCACCGTTGTTGTATTCTCCTAAGTAGTTTGGGTACTGGCCATCTTGTCCTGCTGGGCCAGATCCGCCTGAAGAACTAAGTGATCCGTCGCCCATTAAAAATTGAGAGGAGTTGCCTGGAAAAGTTACGCCAGCTGTTGATGTAAATGTAAATGGCATATTAGCGCTCCAAAATTAATACTGCTACTGTTGATGTTCCAACTGCATAAATCTGATGGTTAGGTGCTAAATCTGCACTCCATATTTGTCCCGCAGCTAATTTAATTCCGTAGTTAGTTGATGTGACTGACTGGTTACCAATATAAATTGGGGCAGAAGCATCTGTGTTTTGTACTGATATAGTATTTGCAGTATCAATAGAATCGTCAATTGTTAACTCTTGAGCTGTTGATGTTAAAGTTAAATTCCGTGTGCGTAGCATGTTTACTCCTAATGTTGGGGGGTTCCCACATATAAATTATACCCTATTTGGGATTATCTGTCTTATAAAATCCATTGCCTTTAAACTGTATACCAAAAGGGGTAAAGTGTCTTGTCATTTCCGACTCACATTCAACACATGTGTATCCTGGATCTTCATCCATAATTGATCTATGAGTTGACATTGTTGGGTGTGCTTCATCATATGAACACTTGTATTCGTATACTGGCATTACCGATCCTTAAATTTAATGAGCCTTTTCATGACTTGCTCAGGTCTCCTTCGGTAGCGAACCAAAGACTATTTGATCTTGATTGTTTTTGGCTTCTTTTCTTCTGGAATAATTCTATCTACATTGATATGTAACATTCCATCTTCGATTGAAGCACCAGTCACTTCCATATATTCACCAAGCCCAAATGTTCTTGTGAATTTACGTGCAGCAATACCTTTATGTAGATATTCTCCGTCTGTAACTTCTGTGATTTCACCCTTAACAATAAGTGTTCCGTTGTCTACTGAAACATCAATATCGCTCTTTGTGAATCCTGCTACTGCAATTGATACCTGATAGGTATCTTCGTCTAGCTTTAATACATCGTAGGGCGGATATGTCTGGCGTGTTGCAGCCTGATGTACATGTGACATTCTTTCCATTTCACGATTAAAGCCAATAAAAAAGGGATCTGTAAACATAGATCCCATTAGTGTATTTACCATTTTTGCTCCTTTTAAGCGAGTTAGTTTAGCATCCCCATAAGGCGGATGTAAAATAATTATATCATAATTGATATTTATTCGTAAGACTTTTTCTGCCAGAACTGGCGCATATAAGACCTATTTAAAACTGATCTTACTTTAAAGTTATCCTGAAGTTCACGTTTTCTACTAAATGGGGGAAGTGATTCATGTACCCAGTCTTCTCTTTTAAATGGAAATATTTGTGCTATTGGGGTTCCCTTTTCAATAATTCCCTCAAAATCATCACGAAGCCACATATTAATAGCGAGCCTGGCATGAACTTGATCTGAGTCTATTATACCTGTCATAGATAGAAATGGTAGATCATATCTATTAAATGGATGAGTTACCATTATGCTGTATCCCGCTGGTGTTTCAATTCTTGGATAAGCAATCATGCGCCATACGTATTCATTATATCCGTGTGGTACTGGCATCCCCTTTGATCTGTGAAGAGGTTGATCTAAATCAAATAAAACATCTGCCCCCGCAGGTGTAGCACCCCAATAGGCCATAGTTCCTTGAGTTTCGTTTTTTGCAATCTTAATATCTTGTGGCGTAACAACCATATACCCAGCAGTAAGGGAATCTAAAAATGGCATACATTTCTTTACCGTTGCTGCATCTCTAGGGTCTCCCCATTTCATTGCAGGATCTTCAGAAGGAATCTTCTTAAACCATTCAGGTATAGCTAATTTAGCTGGCATTGGAGGTTGTTCTATTTGATAGATATCTTCCGCAGCAGCATAAAACTTAATAGTTTTTTTATTTAGCATATAACGAGTATATCATTTCTAATAAAGTATTACAATAGTCTATTTTCCAGACTTTGCTCTTGCTTTTGCTAAAGCTTGAAAATCTTTAACTTTAGTATCTCCAAGGTATCCCCACGCATGTCCGTCTGCAATCATCTGTTCATTTATAGATAACTTCTGATCGTCAACAAATAACCATCCAAGTATTCTTCCATACTTCTCTGAAGAATCCATTTTTTCTGTTTTGATCTTTACATCTTTAGCATCTTTTAATTTAGACTTAAGGTATTCTTTTGCTTCAAGACCTAACTTTTTTTCTGCTAAATCTTTTGTTCTAGATTCTGGTGTATCAATTCCCGCAAGTCTTACTCGTGATGCAAATAGAATATCAAAACCTAAGTCAATGAGGACATCAATTGTGTCCCCATCAACTACAGCTTCTACTTTTTTAACGTAGTATTCGTACATTACTTAGTCTTCTTAACTACAGCTTTCTTTACAGGAGCCGCCTTCTTAACGGTGGCTGCCTTAACTGGTGTAGCCTTCTTTACTGCTGCTCCAAATGCTGGGCGTCCAAATCCAACGATTGCTACGATCTGGCTTCTGCGAAGCTTTGATCCGTTCTTCTTCTTGTAAGCACGATTCTTTAGGCAACATTCTCCGCCATTTCTTTGATCGCCCTTCTTATCTGCAGATGTATTTCCTTCTACAACATCTACTGTGCCATCTGTATTTACTGCAGCAACAATACCTACGTGAGAAATTCTATCGACACCGTCTGATGGGAAATCAAAATAGGCAATATCTCCAACTGCTGGCTCTGCTGTTTCTACTGATTGCCATGTACCTGCTTTAATAAATGCTTGTGCTCCTGCTGGTGTATAAACAGTATTAGGAATTTTTACTCCTGCTTCGTTTCCGCACCAGTTAACAAAACTTCCGCACCATGGTTGGAAGTTAGCCTTTGCAAACTTACCATACTTTGTTTCATTTTCTTTTGGTCCTTCAATAGTACCAACTTCTGCTAGTGCTACTTCTACTAATCTTGCTGCTGATCCTTGTTCTGCTGCCATTTTTTTCTCCTTATTTTAGTTGACTTGATTCTAGTATATCATTTTTTATTTGAGCGGATGATGAGAATCGAACTCACCCCTTCTGCTTGGAAGGCAGAGGCACTACCAATATGCAACATCCGCATTGTGCCCTTGGCAGGAATCGAACCTGCGGCGCAGACCTTAGAAGAGTCTCGCTCTATCCCCTGAGCTACAAAGGCTTAGATTAATCGTTCGGTATATCTATATCCATGTCCATTTCAACTAAGCCCATCTCTTTTGCTGCTTTTTTCCCTTCATCTGACATTTCAATTATTGCTTCAAGATCATCGGTATATGTAACATTAATTAATCCTTTATTATATAGAGCAACTAATGATTCATTAACATGCTCTGCATGAGCATGCCATAATTCTGGGGCAAGTATTTTTGCTCTATCTGTTATGTTAAATATAAACTCGCCATCTTCATCCATGCCAGACAACTCTATTACGCCTATTGAAAGGTAATATTCCATTCTATCTTCGTTGTCCATATTTACCTTTCGTGCAACAAGTAGGACTTGAACCTACGATTACCGAATTATGAGTTCGGGGCTTTAACCGACTAAGCTACTGTTGCTTAGAAGTCTATTATAACGTGCCGTCTTCATTTTTGTCAATAGTTTCTTCAACTATTTGCTGTACATATTCTGAAAAATGCTTACGGATATTTCCCATTGGTCTTTTACCAAAGGATACCCATATTCTTTTATATTCAACTACATTAGAAAATGTTGTTGGACATAAAACTATTCCATTATATTCTTTTAATATAGTAGGAAGTGGAACATGCTTGCCACAACACTTACATTCTTTTGCTTTTTCTTGATAGGTACTCATATTATCATCATCCTGTCCATTGCGTCCTTTAAGTTTTCGGGCATACGGGGTGCTCTTATCATGTTGTAAGTAGATGTTTCTCCGTCTGCTTCTTTGCCAAAATCATTATCATAGCTCATTGATTCATAAGTATGAATATTTACCTCCTGATTAGAATCAAATCTTGTCCTGCTTATAGCATTATAGACAGCGCCACATACAGCATCCGCCAAGTCTTTTGATCCCTTTCGGGGGTGATCAACCTTGTCTCTCATAATTCTTAACTGCAACAACTCATCAATTAACAACTGAATGTGAGGGCCAGTCAGCCTCTCTTCTAGCACTACCATTGCCATATCGTCATAGTGTTTTTTGGCGACAGACAGAATTTCTGTATTGATGCCGTATTGTTTTAGTTGTTGCATCATATCATGAGAATTCCATCTGTCAAAGGTACAAACGCTTATGTTAAAGCCTCTTGTTCTAAGTGATAAAATATAATCTTTAACTTCTGTAAAGTCAACAGATTTATCAGCTGTTGGTGTCCAGTATCTTACTGCATCTATCTCAACGATTGGTGCTGGCTGAGAATAAGTATCAGTTACTTTTACATTAACCCATCTGTTTACATGCCCCATTGCAACTGCACAATGGTCATGCTTCTGAGCTAAGTCTACGTGCAAAAAATATTTCTTGTCTGGATCTGGAATAAACCATTCTTCTAGTCTACCAAATGTATCTACAGCTAAATGACCTTTATTGAAAGCTTTTTCTACTTTTTCTCTTGACTTAAAAAATGCATCAATTGCTTCTGGTGGCATGCATGCAAATCTAGATAAAGCATCTGTTGGGTTTGTAAAAAAAGCAACTTTAAAGTCATCAATCTTTCTCACTGGGTTAACTTCCCAAGTTGGTCTCTTTAAAGCGTATACCCTAGGAATCTTATATGAAAGTATATGGTCTTCTTCCCACTGTACATCAAACTCATTTCCTTCTGTTCCGTCTGGAAGATCAGCATCCATTTTAAATCTGTGATCTCTAACTATGGTTTCCTTATGAGCTACAACAGCGTCGTATCTTTGCTGGATATAGTCATTCTTATATCTAGGAAAGGAAAGCAAAATAACTTTACCAAAATCTGGGAAACGAGAATCTACTGAAGCTCTATACATATCATATATGGCCACACCTGTTTTAGCCTGATCGTGCCCTGTAGTATTTTCAATTGCAAAACCTGAAATCTCATCAAGAATAACGACAATAACGTTATATCCTTCCCAGGCTTCACGCTCAGAGTGGCCAGAGTGTACTGTTATTGCTTTATCAAACTTAATTTCTGCAGCTTTATCGCTGTACTTCCCAGCAAACCACGGTGACTTTTCAATTCTTGTTTTAAATCCTTTAAAGAATACGTTGCTTGCCTGTTGCGAGTTAATAGCAATATTAATGATATCAATGCTATCGCCTGGAGGCTTTCCGTAATATGTGGCTGGATCTTTTAAGCACAATAGTAAATACACTATATATGAAGTTGCAATGGTTGAGCAGTAATCTTTACCCGAACCCTTTCCTAACTGAGCTACCACCTCATTAGCAGTTTGTTTAAATCTTATCCTTCCTTCTTCTTCTCCGAATAATTTGATAAGGGTTGACTCTTTATAGATCTGCGAACTTTTTTCGATAAGCGTGTATTGATAGTCGGAAAGTTCTGGAAGCCCAAGGTATTCTGGACTTCTAACAAACGTTTTAAGATCGACTGGTTTTTCATCGAACTCCTCTCCATCGAGCATGTCGATAAGGTCGGTAAAATCA